CCAGACCGTAACACGCTTGTAGGATTACAGAAACTAGCCGCTAACGCATCAAATGTAGCAACAAGACATATTGTACAGTCTAGTTTATTTTTAACTCTTAAATTAGCAGAAAATATTAGCTTAAAAGTAGCTGATGCACTAGAGTTTCCACTAACAAGATCTGCGTTACAAAATTCTATATCAACATATAATGTCAAAACATTAGATGAGGTTGTTAATCTTAACTTACACGATTTTGGTATTTTCTTAGAACTAGAACCAGATGAAGAAGAAAAACAACAATTAGAAGCTAATATACAAATAGCTTTACAAGCTAAAAATATTGATGTTGAAGATGCTATTGATTTAAGACAAATTAAAAATCTTAAATTAGCTAATCAAATGTTAAAAGTAAAACGTAAAGAAAAAGCTAAACAAAATCAATTAGCGCAGCAAGCTAATATTAAAGCTCAAAGCGAGGCTCAATCAGCTGCTGCAGAAAAAACAGCTATGGCAGAAGTTCAAAAACAACAAGCTATATCTGGAGCTAACGTAGAATATGAAAAAGCTAAAAGTGAATTTGAAAAAGATCGTATGCAATTGCAAGCGCAGTTAGATAAACAGAAGATGATTCAAAAGCATAAAAACGATATGGAACTTAAACAATTGGAGGTTCAACAACAGCAACAAAAAGAAAAAGAAATAGAAAATCGTAAAGATAAAAGAATAAAAATGGAAGGAACTCAACAGAGTAAAATGATACAGCAAAGACAAACTGATAGCCCGGCTATAGATTTTGAAGCTGAATCAGGACTAGACATGTCACCTTTCATGTAGTATTAACTATTTAATTATATTATATTATGTCAGAAAAACAAGCAGCCGTAGAGGTGAAACAAGAAGGTGAATTTACTTTAAAAGGTAAATCAAAACCTAGAAAACCAAAACAATTAGGTAATAAAGAACAAGAAATACAGAAGGTGAGTATTAAAGAACCTTTAGTAGAAGTTGAGCCTGATGTTAAAAAGGTAGAAATTAAAAACGAAGAAATTAAAAAAGAAAACGATGCCGTTCAAATCGGAGAAACAGAGGAGGTATCTGTGGAAAAACCATCCGGAGATAGCGCAGAGATGGGAGAACCTGTACAAAAGTCCAACGAGACTACTGAAGGGTTTTCTCCGATCCAAGAAATAACTGAAGAAGAAGTTAAGCAAGAAATAAAGCAGCCAAAAGTAAAACCAGTTGAACAACCAGCTGTAGATTTACCTGAAAATGTAGAAAAACTTATTAACTTTATGAAAGAAACAGGTGGTACTGTAGAAGATTATGCTAGATTAAATGCTGATTACAGTAACATTGATGAAAAAGCATTGTTAAAAGAATATTATAAAAAAAATAAACCTCATTTAGATTCAGAAGACATAAATCTTATTTTAGAAGATTATGAGTGGGACGAAGATATACATGAGGAAAAAGAAATACGAAAGAAAAAGTTAGCATTTAAAGAAGAAGTTGCTAAAGCTAGAACATATCTAGATAACTTGAAAAATAAATACTATGACGAAATTAAATTACGTCCTGGTGTAACTCAAGAGCAACAAAAAGCAATGGACTTTTTTAATCGTTACAATAAACAGCAAGAACAAGCTGAGCAACTACACACGGAGTTTAAACAAAGTACTAAACAGCTTTTCAGCGATCAATTCAAAGGTTTTGATTTTGAAGTTGGAGGCAAAAAGTATAAGTATAACATACAAAATCGTGATGCGGTTGCAGAAAACCAATCAAACATTAACAATCTGATAGGGAAGTTCCTAGATGCAGATGGTAGTGTAGTAGACCCGGCTGGTTATCATAAAGCAATGTATGCTGCTGAAAACGTAGATAAGATCGCTACTCATTTTTATGAACAAGGCAAAGCTGATGCCGTTAAGGATGTAGTTAACAAATCTAAAAACCTTTCTGATGTAAAAGCTAGACAAGGTAATACAGGTGAAGTTTTCGTTGGTGGCTTTAAAGTAAAATCGATTAGTGGTGCAGACTCTACAAAACTTAAAATTAAAACAAAAAAGTTTAACTAATTTAAAATTTATTAATTATGGGTACATTAACTCCACAGTTTGGATCAATATTACCATCTCAGAAGCAAGAGCTTTTAAATAGCAATTATTTAAAGTTCAACACTGGAGGTGCTAATGATTTTATCCAACAGTATTTACCAGAGGTCTACGAAGCTGAAGTAGAGCGTTATGGAAACAGAACGTTATCTGGATTTTTAAGAATGGTCGGTGCAGAAATGCCAATGACCTCTGACCAAGTAATCTGGTCTGAGCAAAATAGATTACATATTTCATATGACAACATGACTGCGAATGGTGGTGGTACTATTTTAACATTAAGTGCTACAGCTGGTCAAGATATGGTTATTTCTGTAAATGACACTGTAGTAGTATTAGACACAGGCACTGGTGCTTCAGGAAAAGCAATTGTTACTGCTGTAACAGCTGGTGGACCTGGTGTTGGTAATATTACGGTACAAGCATGGGACGGTGTTCAGTATACTGCTGGAAACAACTTTAATTCTGGAAGTCTTAAAGTATTTGTTTACGGTTCTGCATACAGTAAAGGAAGATCTACTGCTGGAACTACTGCTGATTCAGTAAGAGTTTCTGTTGATCCTTCTTTTACTCAATTTGCCAACTCACCAGTTATTATTAGAAACCAATACGTAGTAAATGGTTCTGATATGGCACAAATCGGTTGGGTTGAAGTTGCTACTGAAGACGGTGCTTCTGGATACTTATGGTATTTAAAAGCTGAGTCTGAAACTAGATTAAGATTCGAAGACTACCTAGAAATGGTATGTGTTGAAGGTGAAAAGAATGCTCACGCTGCTGGGGATTACGGAAACTTGAAATTACCAGGTACTGAAGGTTTATTTGCTGCTATTTCAGCAAGAGGTAACGTAGAAGTAGGATTTACTGCTGCTGCTGGTATCACTGATTTTGATGCTATCCTTAAAAACCTAGATACTCAAGGTGCTATTGAAGAAAACATGCTTTTCTTACAAAGACAAACAGCTTTAGATTTTGATGATATGCTAGCTGGTATATCTGCAGGATTTAATGGTGGTGTTGCTTTTGGTTTATTTGAAAATTCAGAAGAAATGGCGCTTAACCTAGGATTTTCAGGATTTAGAAGAGGTTCTTATGACTTTTACAAAACTGATTGGAAATACTTAAATGACGCTTCTACAAGAGGTGCTATTACAGGTATTAACTCAATCGAAGGTGTATTAGTACCAGCTGGAACTTCTACAGTTTACGATCAAGTTTTAGGAACTAACATCAGAAGACCTTTCTTACACGTTAGATATAGAGCTTCTCAAGCTGACGATAGAAGAATGAAGTCTTGGGTGACTGGTTCTGCAGGTGGTGCATTTACTTCAACTCTTGATGCTATGGAAATCAACTTCCTATCAGAAAGATGTTTAGTAACACAAGCTGCTAACAACTTTGTATTATTCAAAGGAGTGTAATTTTTTATAAGGTAAGGGCGCTTCGGCGCCCATATACCTTTAACTTATTTAATTTTATTATATCATGACAAAAAAGAAAAAAGAAGAAAAGGTTGTAGAAGAGCCAGTGGCTGTTGCAGAACCTAAAAAAGAAACACCTAAGGTTGTAAAACCTGAATGGGAAGTAAAAGATAGAACATATCTATTAAAAGGAAATAAAACACCTTTAACATTAACAATACCAGGTAAGCATACAAGAAAACATGCTTTATTATGGTTTGATCCAAAAACACAAAAACAAAGAGAAATAAGATATGCTACTAATATGTCTTCACCTCTTGCAGATGAGCAAAAAGGCGAAGCAACTCTTGGGCATATTATTTTTAGAGATGGTAGACTTGATGTTCCAGCAAAAAACATTGCTTTACAAAAATTATTAAGTCTATATCACCCTTTAAAAAACAAAATGTACACTGAGTTTAAACCAGTTCAAAATGCAGAAGATGAACTTGAAATTATTGAGTGGGAAATCGATGCTTTAAATGCTGCTAGAACAATTGATATTGATCAAGCAGAGGCAATAATGAGAGTTGAGTTAGGTTCAAAAGTTGGATTAATGAGTTCTAA